TTTTCTATTATATATTAACGAATAAACACGTTAATTAAATTAGACTATACAATATTTATAGCATATACCATTATATGAAATTAAACAATTTACGTACGCTAGTAAAAGAAGAACTAAATAAAGTTCTAAACGAGGAATATCAAGACAAATTTAAAATGGTTGGTATGCTTATTACCAATATCAAACAACGACCTCAAAAAGAAATATTTTCTGATATCCGCTCAATCCCAGGAATTACAGTAGCATCTGTAAAAGAACCAATGGAATATAGTGAACAAAATACTGAGAAATTCCAGTCAATAATGACTGTAAAAGTTGATGGTCATCCTTGGATTGCAAAAGGTGGGTTTGATCGTACAAAAATGGAAGCTATTCGTAAAGAAATATTAAAAGTAGAAGGAGTTTTAACATATAATGTAAATCCTGATAATATTACTTCTATTTAATATATGTATATAGGACAATTAAGTTATAATAAATAAAAATTATGGAAGAATCAAAATTTAAAATGCCAACGGAAATCGTTGAGTTACCATCTAAAGGTTTACTTTACCCTGAAGGAACAGAATTAGCAAAGGGTGAGATTGAAATGAAATATATGACCGCTAGAGAAGAGGATATATTAACAAATCAATCTTACATTAGAAATGGTACAGTACTAGATAAATTAATGAAATCATTAATAGTATCTAAAATTAACTTTGATGATTTATTAATTGGTGATAAGAATGCTATTATGGTTGCTGCTCGTATCTTAGGATATGGCTCAGAATATTCATTTGAACATGGTGGTGAAACTCAAACAGTTGACTTATCTCAAATTGAAAATAAAAAATTAGATGAATCTTTATTTACATCTCATGTTAATGAATTTTCATTTACTCTTCCACATTCAAAAAATCATATCACCTTTAAACTTTTAACACATAAAGATGAACAAGATATTAATCGTGAGTTAGAAGGTTTAAAGAAAATTAATAAAGATTCTTCCCCGGAAATGTCTACTCGTTTAAAATATATGATTACCTCAGTAGAGGGAATGAGGGATAAAAAAGATATTAGAGAATTTGTTGATACTGCTTTATTAGCTAAAGATGCAAGACCATTTCGTGAATATGTTAAAGAAATACAACCAGATGTTGATTTAACATTTTTCCCCAGTAATGGGAGCGATAGAGTCAATATCCCAATTGGGGTTAGCTTTTTTTGGCCTGACATCTGATAATATTGCTCCTGCTAGAGCGTCCCTATTTAATCAAATCCACCAAATAGTATTTTACGGTAAAGGAGGCTATGATTGGCATACTATTTACAATATGCCAATATGGCTCCGCCGTTGGACCTTTAATGAAATAAAAAATCATTATGAAGAAGAAAAAGATGCTGCTGAAAACCCTGGAAAAACAGGTGGTGGTAAACAGACTGTAATTAATTCTGATGGCACTATAAAAACACCAGAACTACCTCAAAAAGCAGCTAATTCCAAAAAACCAGTTAAATATGGTTAAAAATGTTAACCTTTAATATTTATAACAAAATATTTTAAATGGCTGACCAACCCGATAATAAATCATTTAAGGATCAAAGAGATATACTTAGAGAAATTAATGCTGAGTTAGGGAAACAAATCAACTCAGTAAAAGATGCTTCCAAAGCTTATTCTAACCTAGAAAGTATAGCCCTTAAACTTCAAAATTCTGAGGAAGAAATATCTACATTAAATGAAAAACAATTACAGGCATTAAAAGAAAAATCTCAAGTTGCTTTAAGAGAATTAAAAACTGCTGCGGGTAGATTAAAAAGTGGTAAAGGTTTAAATGATCAAGAAAAAGCATTACTTAAAGCTAGAAAAGAAGGATTTAAAATTGAAGAAGAACTTCTTAAAAATGTTGAAGCTCAATTAGATGCTCAAATAAAAATTACCAAAGAAACAGGTCTTACTGGTGCTTTATTAAAAGGAATGTCTAAAATTCCTATAGTAGGTGAGATGCTTAAAACTGAAGAAGCATTAAAAGCCGCCAGAACTGCAGCAGCTGAAGGTGCTGGTAAATTTGGGGCTATGGGTGCTGCTTTTAAAAGTTTAGGTAGTAATTTAGTTTCTAGTCTTTCTGATCCTTTAGTTTCTATAGGTTTATTAGTTAAAGGTTTTAAAATGTTCCTAGATCTAGGATTTAAAGCCGATACTGAGATAACAAATTTATCTAAATCTATGGCTGTTTCAAGAGAAGAAGCAACCGCTACAAGAGATAGGTTTGTTGAAATCCAAAATTCTGGAGAAGATATATTCTATAATACTAAAAATTTAGTTGCTGCTCAATTAGAATTAGCAGATGCTTTTGGAACAACCCGTGGCTTTTCAGAACAACAAGTTAAAGACCAAGCCATATTAACCCAGAAAATAGGACTTCAAGCCGATGAGGCTGCTGGTATTCAACAATTAGCTATGTCTAATGAAATGACTACCGAACAAGTTACTAATTCTATTATTAAACAAACCTCAGCATTAGCTAAACAAACCGGTATTCAATTAGATAATAAAAAAATAATAGGTGAAGTAGCTAAAGTATCAGGCCAATTAAGATTACAATATGCTAATAATCCAAAATTAATAGCTGCCGCGGTAGTTCAAACTAAACAATTAGGTTTATCTTTAGATCAAGCCGCTAAAGCAGCTAATAGTTTACTTGATTTTGAATCATCTATTGAAAGTGAATTAAGCGCTGAATTATTAACAGGTAAATCACTTAATTTAGAACGTGCCCGAGGTTTAGCTCTTAATGGGAATGCTGCAGCCGCTGCTGAGGAAATGTCTAAACAAATAGGATCATCTGCTGATTTCACCAATATGAATGTTATCCAACAGGAAGCATTAGCTAAAGCTGTTGGTATGAGTGCTGATGAATTAGCAAATTCATTAATTACCCAAGAAAATTTATCTAAGTTAGGTGGAGAAACTAAAAAACAATTAGAAGAAAAAGCTGAGTTATTAAGATCTCAAGGTAAAATAGATGAAGCTAATCGATTATTAGCATCCGCGGGAAATGAAAAACAAGCCCAAGCAGCATTAAAAGAAATATCAGCTCAAGATACATTTAACCAATCTATAGAAACATTAAAAAGCATGTTATCTTCTATAGTTGAAGGTCCTGCTGCAAATTTTGCAGCTTGGATTGGAGATTCTGAAAAAGGTGCAGAAAGATTAAAAGGATTATTTGAGAGTATAAAAACTACTATCTCTATTGTAGCAGGAATAATTGCTGGGAGAATGGTATTTGGTCTAGCAACATCAGTAGGTTCCATGATAGCTCAAGTTGCTTTATCTAAAAAATTAAAAGCCGCTGCCCAAGAACAAGCACTTGCTGAGGGTGTAGTTACTGCTTTAAAAGTAACAGGAGCAGAAGCTTCTACTTTAGGAGCTGCAACTCCTTTAATTATAGGAGGTTTAGCAGCCGTTATGGCTGGGGTAGGAGCATATGCTATGATGAATGATGGTGTTATCAACCCAAAAGGAGGAATGGTAGTATCAGGTCCTGAAGGATCTATCCAATTGAATAAAAAAGATTCTATCATAGCAGGAACCAATTTAGGAGGAGATGGAGGTAAAAGTAGTGGAAACAACTCATCCTCTGAAATTCGTGAATTAAGAAATATGATATCGGCTATTGCAAATAGACCAATTAATGTAGCTATTGATGGTAAAAAAGTAATTGAGGCCACAACCGGAAACCAACCTAATACACAAGGAGATGAAAGTAGAAAGAATAGCTACCGAATTTCATAATAATTAATATTTATAATAAAAAATAAACATGGGACTTTTAGACAAATTAACAACTCAAGGATCTGCTTATACAGCATATGATGGAACTAATCCACCAATCAATCCTTTAGCTACTCAACAATCAAAATTACATGCTGATGGAAATGCTCCTGGATATTCATTAAATGGTGCCCAAGCTAATACAGTAGCGGGACAATATAATGCATATGATGATGGAATTACAAACCCATTACCATTACCTTCACAATTGGATATGAATGGAACCATCCCTTCAGTATCACCAGGTGGACAAGGAATACCTTATTTAAACAATTTACCAGGATAAAAACACATTAAATGAGTCTTTTTAAAAAATTACAAGATGGGGATACCCGACTGAAATCACTCAAATTTGGTAATGATAGACCAAATGGAGGGAGCAGTAAACAACCCTATATTAAAAAAGGACTTATAAATGATACTTTAAATCCATCTTTATACAATGATTTTGTATTACGAGGTGGAATTTTAGCTCCATTAAGTGCTGCTGAAGATGTTGCTCGTTTAACAAAATATTTTACCGATGTTCAAAATCCTAGTGGTATCTTATTTGCAGCTAAACAAAACCTATTATCTAAATCCGGTACAAAAACAGAAGCATCAATTGGTGCTGGATATGGAGGTGGAACTATTAATGAAGGTATTTACACCCCTGCTTCTACTTTAGGTCAATCTTTAGTAGGATTTACAGGAACTCATTTAAATAAACAAGGAATTGACCCAACAGGTCTTATCCCTGGATTAGGTATTGTTACATATCAAGATGCTATCAATTATAATCAATTAGATAGAGATGTATCAACTTCTTTAGGAAATAATAGACTTTTAAGTTTAAGATCATCTATTATTAGTAACACTGCTGTTTCTAATTTTAGTTATGTTAAGGGATATACACTTAATTCACCTGGAGATAACGTATTAATATCATATGATGGAGGTGCAGATTCAATATTAGGATTTGGTAAAACAAAAATTAAATTTAGTACAGATAATACTAAATTACCATTAAAATCAATATTAAACCCATCATCAAACACTTTACCTTCAGATAAGGTAAGCTTATCAACATTTAAAAATTTAAAAAATTTATCAAAAACATTTTTTGATAAAACACAAACATCTTTATTTGGTACTTGGGATTTAGAACAATTTTCTAAAGAATCTTTAAATTTAGATGCTTTTACTAGAGAAGATTTTAGAGTTGATATTCTTCAATCTGAAGAAAATAAATCATTTTTATCCCCAACACCGGGATATGCTAATGATTTTGAAAAAAGATTTGGTTTTGATGGTGGAACCGGTTATTCTGCGGGAAGTAGAAAAAGAGATAGATCAAATTATAAAAAAGGTAGTCTTGTTAACAACGAAACAACATCAAAACCTTTAGATTCAGTTAACGCATATCCGATTTATAAATCAGAGTTTGCTGAAGGTTCTAGATTTGGTAAAGAAAGTGAATTAGATGATATTATTCCCTTTTCTATTGCTATATTAAATAATGATGATCAAAACGATCCTGAAGCAGCTATTCAAACCAATCTTTCATATAAGAAATATATGCATTTTAGAGCATTTATTGATTCATTTTCTGATTCATATGATGCTGATTGGAAATCAATAAATTATATGGGTAGAGCTGAAAAACTTTATAAATATAGTGGGTTTGATAGAAAAATATCAATGGGCTTTACAGTTGTTGCTCAATCTAAAGATGAAATTAATATAATGTATGATAAGTTAAATTTCTTAGCTTCATCACTTGCACCTGAATACCTAGATAGTTTAACTTCAGGTTATATGGCTGGAAATATTGCTTATATTACATTAGGAGATTACATAGTTGATCTTCCAGGAATTATAACATCTTTAACCTTTGATATCCCCGAAGAAACACCATGGGAAATTGAAAAAGAAACAGGGAAAAATAGTACTGTTAGGCGTTTACCCCATATGATAAAAGTCACAGGTTTTAGCTTTACCCCAATACATAAATTTAGACCAGAAAAACAAGATTGGGATAATGAATTTAGTAAAGCTGGAAAAGGAATCGCTACTAGTAAATTATTAGCCAACCCAGGAAATCAAAAATTCATAGATAATGATTTTATATATGATCCAAATAATTTTGCTTTCTCCCAAGAACAATTAGATTTTGTATCAAAAGCAGCTAGTGCTCTTTCCCATATGTAAAATCTATTAATTTAATTTAAAAATAATTATGGCTCGTTATTCCCAAACTCCTATAATAAGATCAGTTGAGGATCAAAAAAGAAGATTTATAAATGTAAAATATCCTTTAATTACCCTTGATTCCCAAGATATATATTTGTATACTACACAAGGTGACAGATATGATATTTTAGCTTTTAATTTTTACAAAGATTCAAGTTTATGGTGGGTAATAAATCATGCAAATCCAAATCAAGATTCTTCATCACTTTTTCCATCTTTAGGGGTGCAAATACGAGTACCTGCACCTAATAGATTGTCAAGTATATTAATGCAATATGAATTATTAAATCAAACAATATAAGTTATGTCTAATATTATAGGAGAACCATTAGAACCATATGTTGCACGACAAATTATAGCACGTCAATATCTTCATGGAAGTGGAGTTAGAGTTCAAAATGAAAAGGGTCTCTTATCTCCCCAACCTAACCAAGTTAGATCTGAGGTACAAATTAATTTACTTAATTCAAATACATCTTGGATAAAATTAGGATCAGGGGTATCAATAAGTAAAAGTAGATTAGAAGATGTTGGATTTACTCATGCTCAACAAGAAAAATTTGCGGGAATAGGATTAGCTAAAAATAATATTTTATTTGGAGGAACAGCAGCATTAGGTGTACATGATGTTCAAAATCAAAAAACAGGAAAAACAAATCATTATGATTTTTTAAGTCAACGTGAAGGTTTTTTACCAAGAGATCCAAATAGTTCATATACTTATGATCCTGATTTTGGTTTTTCACCTATGGCTGGTATAGAAAGTATAGATGTTAAAACATTAAATAGAGGTTCCCTTAAAAAAGCTACAGTTAAATTAAAAGCTAATGATAGAAATCAATTTAATATAATTGATTTATTATATTTACGTTTAGGATATACTGTTTTACTTGAATGGGGGAACAGTATTTTTACTCCTGATGGTGAACATAAAAAATTAGTTAGAAATACACTTATGGAAGAAATGTTTTTCGATAAGTTACAAAATGGTTCTTATTTAGATATGTTAGACCCTATCGAAAATAAAAGAACAGAATATTCAGGAAATTATGATGCCTTATTAGGTAAAGTATCTAATTTTAGTTGGTCTTTCAATACAGATGGTTCATATGATATAGAATTAACTATTATAAGTCTAGGAGATGTCGTTGAATCATTAAAAACTAACATTTCAGTAGATAAAGGAACATTTACTTTTCTCCAAGCTGCTGGAACCCCAACTACTAATGAAGAAGATCCGGAATCTTCAACTTTGATAGAAGATAATAAAGATGCAAATATTATTTCTTCTCTTTTATATGTTTGGAAATATTTAAATCCACCATTAGAAACCCCATCCCCATATCATCAAATTAGCATTAATACATCTGATGGTCAATCACATGTAATAGGAAACTATTTAAAAACCAGTCAAGAAGGATCTGAGTTAGATGTATTAACTTCAAATTCATATACTGTGGAATTTACAGTTTCTTATGATTATGTTACTGCGGATGAATTGAGATCTAGAGAACAAACCGAAGATTATAGAGAAAGATATAAACAAGCTGGAGAACTTTAATAATATAGTATGGCTAAAGAAACTAAAAAAATTACCAAAGTATATACTCAAGCAGAATATGAAGCAGGTAAACCTCAAAAAGATGCTGAAGATATAGTTAAAAACTTTCCAACCACTAACCCAGAAAGTAAAGAAACAAATATTCAAATAAAATATAAAGTAGTTTCAAGAACACCTCAAAGTATTGATAATCCTGTAAAAGATGCCCCATATGGTTCAACATTTATGTTACATTCTAAAGACCCAAATTATTATATTCGTTTTGGGTATCTTTTAGAATATGTTAGGGATAATATATTACCAAGAGTAAAAACAGGAGATGATCATGAAAATAACCCACCTATATTTAATGTAGATGCGGATGCTTGGGATAATTACATGTATTCATTACCAAATCAAATATCATTAGATCCAAAAGTATGCATTGTAAGAAATTCAAATTTTATTAATGGTAGTGGTAAAACTGAAATATTTCCACAATTACAACCATTTAGAGAAGCTGATATATCTGGTAGAGGATTACAAAATTCTGCACTTCCACTAAATATCTATTTAAATTTTAAATTTGTTTTAGAATGTTTAAAATCTGATGATAGAGGAGATGTTAATATTTTTGAGTTTATTTCTTCTATATGTACTGGATTAAATAAAGCTTTAGGAGGAATAAATAATCTTGAACCCATTATTGATGAAATCTCTAATACTTTAAAAATAATAGATACAACCCCCATCCCGGGACGCTCAGGAGGTAAACCAGTCCAAAATTATTTACTTCAATTATATGGATATGACAAAACTAAAAATGGTTATAGATCAAATTTCATTCGTAAAATAGATTTAAAAACAGCCATCACCCCAGAATATGCTACTATGATTACTGTTGGAGCAACAGCGGGTGGTTATGTTAAAGGTACTGAAGCTACAGCATTTTCAAAATGGAATGTTGGTTTAACTGATAGATTTAAAGAAGATTTTGAACCTGGAAAATTAGTATCTGTTAAACCTAAAGGAGGTCAAGATGAAGCTGAAGAAAATTATGTAACCCAATTTATAACAGGAGGATATGTTAATAGATATGGTTTTTCAAGTTTAACTCCTGGAACTTTTACATTGGTGGATGATCTTATCTCAAAAAACACATCTGTAGTAACAGAATATTATAAATATTTGTTATCAAAAGATAGATCTAATTCTGGAGGTACTATTGGATTTATTCCATTCAAATTAAGTATAACAATGGATGGTTTATCTGGTATAAAAATATATAATAAATTAGAGGTTAATACTGAATTTTTACCTAAAGCATATGGTAAAAATATGAATTTAATTGTAACAGGTGTCTCTCATAAATTATCAAATAGTGATTGGGAAACTGATCTTGAAACAACTGTAATACCAAAAGCAGGAGCATTATCAGTAATTGAAATCCCTGTATCTGCTATTGAAAATTCTATTCAAACAACTCAAAGAGCAGCATTCCAAAAAGCAACCAAAAATCCACCATCAGATATTATTCAAGCTATGAAAACTTATGGAATAACGAATCCATTAGAAAAAGCCCATTTCTTAGCCCAAATAAGTCATGAATCCGGACAATTTAAATATAGAGAAGAAATTTGGGGTCCTACAAGAGCACAAAAATCATATGAAGGTCGAGTAAAAGGATTAGGTAATACTCAACCTGGAGATGGATTTAGATATAAAGGAAGAGGTTATATGCAATTAACAGGACGTGCTAATTATAAAAAATATAATGAGTATTTAAAATCCAAAGGAATCAAAGATGATGTAATAAAAGATCCTTCATTAGTAGGTACTAAATACGCCGCAGATGTATCAGCCTGGTTCTGGAAAGTTGCAGGCCCTTCAGGAGGAGTTAAAAATTTCCCTGTTCGTTCCCGACAAGGATCATCTGTTGCAGATGTAACAAAAATCAGTAAATGGGTAAATGGTGGAACTAATGGTTTACAAGATAGAATTCAAAAATTCAATTACTATTGGTCTATATTACAAAAAAATCCTAATGCCTTTACATAATATAAAATAAAAAATGTCATATTATCCAAAATCCCAAATAAAATCTAATCTATTTACTAATGGTAATGAATATATTCTTGCTACTACAAAAGAAGAATATAAAGGATATTATTATGAAGTATCAAATGGTAATAAATTTACTGGAAAAGTACCGGGTGATGGTAATAATGCATTGTTAATAATATCTCCACCACCAACACAAGAACTAATCCAAATTGATTACCCTGAGGATTCTCCTATTATTATACCTACAACAGAAATAATAAACATATTTCCTGATTCACCCTCTCCTACATTACCAACTCGAAATATCCCTTTATTCAACCCAACTTTACCCAATATCCAGGATAAACAAAATGGACAATTTAGTAGATATTTTTGTAAAAAAACAAATGAACTAAAATATATGGAAATTGATTTTAATACATACAGTCAATTAAAATCACAAGACCCTAAAATAGCATGGGATTTATATTTACCAGTTCAAATTATTTGGTTGATTCAAGGTAATAGAGAACAAGTATATAATTCAAATAAAGGATCAGTACAATCAATTGAGCAAAATTTATCATGGTATGGTTTTACTCAATATTTTAAGAACGATTTTTCAAAATATTACTTGGAATCCTAAAATATAGTTTGTATCTTTAAAGCATGTATTGGCTTATAGAAGATATTAAACATATAGAAACAATTTGTCGTATTCGTCACCAAGAGGCTTACGTTGATGTAATTCCATGCTCACACAATCTTCATCCTATTGAAAATAGTGTGTGTGCTATTTATCTTAAACCAAAAAACGATCCAAAAGGATATATTATTCCGGTAAACCATAGTGAAACAATAAATTTTGAGTTAGAGGAAGTAGAAAAGGTATTAAACAGCATTGAAAAAATTTATGTAAGGGATAGAAAAGAATTTTTACATTATTTCCCTATAAAGCACTGTTACCAACCATCACCCTCCCCCAATACGTATATACCTCAATTAACACAAGCCCACACGCAGTTATACAATAGGTATCCGGAGATACAAAATCTAAATACAATTGTACCCATCGTAAAACACTATGAGGTATGTGAACAAAACCACGTTAATTTTAGTGGTTTAAACCAAAATCCTTTTTACAATAAGGCGGCATTGGTGTTTAATCAACTAGAACGAGCGGGTATAAAAGTGGACCAAACCAAATTCGAGCAGTACTTCGATAAAGAGGTAAACGAGTTTATTTACACGCAATATAATTTAAATACATTAACCACAAGACCCTCAAATGCGTTCGGGGGAATTAATTTTTCAGCTTTAGATAAAAACAATGGAGAAAGAGAGTGCTTTGTACCGCGCAATGATATTTTTGTTGAAATGGATATTTCTGCTTATCATCCTACCCTTCTTGCTAACTTATTGGATTACACTTTCGATAGCGACGATATTCATGGGAGTTTTGCTCAAATGTATGGAGTGGATTACGCCAAAGCAAAAGAAATTACATTCAAACAAATCTATGGAGGTGTTTGGAAAGAATACCAAAACCTACCATTCTTTAGAAAAGTAATAGCATATACGGATGGTTTATGGGATGACTTCCAATATGGGGGATCCATTGAGTGTCCTATTTCAGGGTATAAGTTCAAACAAAAAGAACTGGAAAACATGAATCCACAAAAACTTTTGAATTACGTGTTACAAAACTTGGAGACAGCAAACAATGTTTGTATATTGTATGAAATATTTAAGATATTACGGGGTAAAAATACAAAACTCGTATTATATGTGTACGATTCATTTTTGTTTGATGTAGATAAGAGCGAGAAAGATGTGCTAAAGGAAATAGCAAAAGTGATAAATGAAAAAAATCTACAATTTAAAGTAAAAACGGGCACTAATTATGCCAATATAAAATAAAAGTTATGTATAATACTCTTGAACAGCCTTCATATATGTATAATCAATATGATTACGATCAACTATTAGATTTTACATCCATGAATAATAGACTGTTTTGCACTTTTACTCCTCTTTTAGAGTTAGATACTCTAATTGAGAGTTTGGCTAACAAATATGTTATAATGTATGATAAAATGTTCGTACTGCATATTAAAAGCAATAACGAATATGTTGTAACATATAACGTGGATCAAGGAAATGTGAACGACATTCCCGAAAATACCATTTTAGTACATAGAAAAAAAGAATCAAATACCTTATATACAATAAACGCTTTAAACGAGTTAATCAAAAGATTAAACGGCGGAGTTGTTGATACTCACTTCCCGGTGAATTGGCAACATTACAAAAATTGTATATTACTTACCCAACATAATGAAATTAAGCAACTAAATACAAAGATTTTTAAAATCGTTGAATTATGAAGGAAAATTTAAGAATGCAATTTTTAGCAGGTTTAATTACTGAAAGTGAATATAAACATTTTTTAAATGAAGATGCAAATTCTTCTCTCATAGTTAATATATATTCCCCCACCGATCAAGGTTATAGTGGCTTAGATGGATTTATTGATTTAGATTCTAAAAAATATTTTGCCAATTATAACCTTACCCCCCCAGAATTATTAATAGGAGCATATACCAAATCCGGAATGCCAACACCTATTGTATCTCTAGAGGATGAAAATAAAATGATATCCTACTTAGAGAGCTTTAATATTTCATATGAAACTCTAAAGGTTTCATATGGTGGTGGTGGAAAATGGATTAAGATATATGATGTTCCTTCTCAAAACATAGAAATGAAATATGGTGCAATAGAACCAAATTTTAAGAAAAAATCAAACAATAAAACAAATTTAAAAACATTAGATTTTTTTATAAAAAGAGATAATCCTGAATTGTTAGATGAATACGAGGCTGGAGATTTTATAGGAGGAAATGTTTATGACTTTGGAGGTGGTGAGGGTCCAATAGATGATCCTCAAGCAGTTGTAGTCGATCTTTATTTAAACTCAAAACAAAAACAAAATCCCACCAAATTTATAGAAGCTGATTTAAGTAAATATGTTAAGCTCCCTCCAAAGGATGCAATTAACATTTTTTCTTCAGTAGCTCAAATTAATTCTCCTAACAATTTATCTAAAACTATTAAATCTGCTTTAAATCCTGGAGGATTATTAGTTATTAAAGATCATATAGGAGCTGTTCAAGATCTTTTAAAATACCTAAAAGATTTTAAACTTCTAACAATTTCCTATATGGACGCAGAAGACCCAAAAGATATTACTCTCTCGGATCAAATTTATGCAGTATTAAAAAAATAATTTGGTCTCCCAAATAAAGGTTATTATATTAAAGTTGTAAACAAATAAATTAGTTATATTATGAATCTAGATGCAATCAAGAAAAAACTTGAGTCTATGCAGACACCTAAATCATCAGGTGGAAGCTCAACAAACACTTTCCCGAGATTTAAACCATCAATAGGAAAACAAACAGTTCGTGTTGTACCTTTTAAGTACAATAAAGAATTCCCATTCACGGAAATGAAATTCTATTACGGAATTGGTAGTAAAAAAGTAATTGCCTCTCCATTAAACTGGGGTGAGAAAGATCCAATTGCTGAGTTCGCAAAACAATTACGTGGTACAAACGACAAAGAAAACTGGCGTTTAGCTAAAAAATTAGATCCTAAAACACGTGTATTCGCTCCTGTAATCGTTAGAGGTGAGGAATCTGAGGGTGTTCAAATGTGGGAATTTGGTAAAGAAATTTACGAAGCATTCTTACAAATGGCCGCTGATGAAGAAGTAGGTGACTTTACAGACATCATGTCAGGTAGAGACATTAAATTAGTTACAGTTGGACCAGATGTTACAGGTACTGCTTATAACAAAACTACTATCCAACCATCAATGAAAATGTCTTCATTAACAGAAGATTCAACATTGTTAGAGAAATGGTTAGATGAACAAACTAATCCAAAAGAATCTTACAAAATGTTACCTTTTGATGATATCAAAGCAGCATTGCAAGAATGGTTAGCTCCTGAAAATGATGAAGGATCGATTGAAGAATCTTTAAATTTCACTAAAGAAGAACCTAAAACAAACTA